GGCTTTTTACAAAAATGCTTCTTGATGTTTATAAGGAAATAACAGAACCTACTTCTCTTTGGGCCGTTGCCTTATCAGCTTCTTTCTTCTCTGCCGTTGCCTTATCAGCTGCTGCTTTTTGGTCCGCTTCCTTCTTGGCTAATGCCTTTTCTGCTGCCTCTTTCTGAGCTGCTTCCTTTTCTGCTGCTGCTTCTTCATCTGCTGCTTTCTCTGCTTCTAATTCAGCTGCCTTTTTAGTAACTACTTCAAGAAAACCGTCTTTAACTAATCTTTCAGCAACACCTTCATCCCATACATCTTCAGTATATGTTTCATTATCGCTTTTGTGTAATACACGATTTCCATTCGCACTGACTGAAAGAGCTATAAGTCTATATGTTTTCATATTATTTCTTTAGGTGGCAGAGACAGGATTTATAGTCCGTCCCTCCACCTTAATGTATTTTATTAAGCTACAACCTGTGTAGTATGTATTGTATCAACTGCTACTGGTATTGCTATACCAGCTGATTTCATATCAAATATATGTGCAACATTTCTTTCATCAATATAATCATCTACAATAAATGCACCCTTTCTTACTCGTCCACCAGTTTTAGTTACTAATTGAGGTACAGCTGCAAAACCTAGAGTGTATCTAGTTATTTCTGGTACTACAATTATTTTCTTAGGATTGATATAATCAACCAATGTACCAGATGTATTTTCAAAGAATTGTGGATATGTCCAGATGTTAAATCTATAACTTCCTCCAGCTACTTGACCGTGGAAAGTTCCACCTGTTGTACCTTTTTGAGGACTAACAAGATCATCCAATTTGAAATTCCTTATATCAGCTCTTTCTTTTACTATTGTATTGTTTAAATAGTCTGTCCAGGCAGTTGAACCCATTATTACAGTAAGAGTACCTGCAGATGATTTACCTTCCTTTCTAATAAAATTAGCTGCAGCTTCAAGATCCTTATTTGGATCAACTGTTCCAGTTTTCCAATAAAAACCAGCACCCTTATCAACTAAAGACAATGCTTTTCTTTTAAAATCTATGTTGATTCCAGCTTGTAGTTGTACAACTCCTGTTTCAAATACTTCTGATGCTTGCTTCTCATATGATCTTTCAATCTTATTTTGAAGCTGCTTTAATTTTTCTGCCATTACTTGCAAGAAATCAGCAAAGACACCGCTTTCCATAGCTTGATCAGTAAATAATCTGTCATATAAATCCAAATGAGTAGCATCAAAAAATTCTCTATAAAAAGGAGGTTGAAATATTTTTTCAGTTGAAATATCCCATGTATTTCTATTTCCCTCAGTTCCTCTTGCAACATCTACCGCAATTTTTTCACTGTTTCTTTGAACCTCAATAGATAGGGTTTTTGTAGATGATTCCTTTGTTTTATAAAAGGATCTTAAAAATGATGTAGGTTCTGTTATTTCCTTATAAACATCAAGAAGCATTTTTGTAAAAAGCCCTCTAACATCTGAACTTGCTATTTGTCCCATAATTATTTATTTATTCTTTCAGTTAATAATTTTTTATTCATTATCTCCACTAGTATTTTCTGTACTAGCCACTAATTTAACGCCTACTGTTTCAGCTCCAATGCTATCTTTCAATCTTCTACTATTAATAATAGTTTCTAATGTATCGCCTACCTTAGTAAATACAAGTTTGTCTTCTACAACATCTCCAGCTACGCAAATAGCTACTTGCTGAGTAACACCTGCTGCTATAGTATGATCTTCATTAAGTATTCCTACTGGAACTTCACTACCATCAACAGCATCTGATTCTAATGATTTTAACCTATCAGTAGCGGTTACACGCCCCATTACTGTACCAGCTAAAAGCACTAAATCTACATAACCTGAATTGTTGACATCTCCATCTTCAAATCTGTTATTCCAAACAAATATCTTTGATGTATCAGTCTTTACAATTGCTTGTTGTCCGTTATTTAATGATGTTGTTTGTTTACTCATGACTTAATAATTTTATTCGATTAACTTACTTTTTCTTTTTTGTCTTTCGTTTCTAGTCCAACTTCACTTCTTACTTCTTTTTCAAAGGCTGCCACTTTCTTTTCCTTTTCTGTTTCTTCTTTATCTTCTGGCTTATCCGTTTCAACTTTATCTGCACTATCTTTTTCAATTCTTGCCAAAACTTCTGGACTCATAGCTTTCCTGGCAAATTCTGCTGTTACAGTTGCAGAAATAGCCTCACCTTCTTTAATACCTTCAGACACAGCTACAGGATCTATATCGTTAAATGCCATCCATGCTCCTACTCGATCCTTTTCTGCAGTTACGCCTTTAGCAAATATTTCTTTGTATAAATCGGGATTTTCAGATTTTAATGTTTCTAGATCCATAGTATCAGATTTTGGTTGATGATTTGAATTTTGTTCTGGTTTTTTAATTTCTTTTTTTGCTTTTGGTGCTTTTTCTTCTTTGTACTCAATTCCAGCTGTAGTTGCTGCAATCTTTAAGGTTTTTGATCTAATTGCTGCACTTACTTCTGGTGTTATTTGAGTTACTTTATTAATCAATCCTACTTCTTTTGCTTGTGCTGCTGTTAATCTAACATCTATTTGATCATCCATTGAAAAGAGTTCATCCATTGTTACACCTGTGATTTCCTCAAATTTAGGAACATCTATTTTTGCTTCAAGTGCAGCTCTTAATTGTGAATTTATTTCATCAAGACGTTCACGCTTTTCTACAGTCATAAAATCATGATCCATTTCTAAGAAAGGCGCGAATGAGGCTCTGTGAAGTGTGAATGAAGAAACATTTAATGCTTCTACATCTTCAGCAAAAGCGAGAAAGAAAGCAGACATTGAATTAGCTATTCCATCAACTTTAATGGTCTTAGCGTGTGTATGTTCTTTGAATTTAGCAATCGTTCCCCACGCATCTTCAACATTACCACCTCCAGAATTAATTCTAAGAACTATAGCTTCTGCTTTGGCTTCCTCCATTTTCCCTATAAGTTCCTCCGCAGTGAAGTCAAAAATGAAGTTATATAGTAATATTTCTTTTGGCATTGACAACAAAGAAGGTGGTTTTCCACATATGTGCAAAAAAAAGTCTACCATTTGTTGACTAAAAGTTTTATACTTGTGAAATATAAAGCTATTATTATGAGTTCTGAAAAGATTTCTGAAGAAATAGTAACTGTTAAAAATGTTCCCAAACACTTAAAAAGACAATTGCAAAATGTATCAAATTGGACAGGAGATTCAATGAGTGCCTTAATGCGACCAAAGATTAGAGAAGTAATTGATAGTTTTCCTGAACATTATAGAGAAGAATATACTGAAGATTAATCATCATCTTCATCATCATCATCTTCATTAAGATGTCCTGAACCTTCTTGATTAACTATATCAAGATCCTTTGATTTTTGTAATTCTGTAGAATATTGCTCCATATTTGAAGCAGCCTCTCCACCATTAAGTCTTTCAGTTGCAGCCTCAATTGTTGTTAAAGGAATACTAGCTGCTGTATCTCCAAGTTTTAATCTTTCTGCTGCTACTTCTTTTACAGGATCTATATGTGGAACAGGTGGACCAACAAACCTAGCATTTCTATATGCATCTAATACCATAATATCATTTTCTTGTGCAGCCTTTAAATATCCAGGTGCTTGTATTTTATTTTTTAATATTTCAGTTTCTAACCAAAAGTTATAAATATTTTGATAAAATGTTGATGAGAAATTATTTCTAGTTACCATCAATGTATGCTCCCAATCCTTCAAAGCTGCTCTACTTGCAGAAAAATTACTATTATATTTAGACATGGCTGCTTATGTTCCTGGTGGTCCTACACCTGTAGGATTACCTCCAACTGCAACTACTTCTAGTCCTTCAACAGCAAATATATCTGATGCTAAAATTGATGAAGTAAAAACACTAAAAAAACAACCATGAAACGATTAATCATAGCAATTTTGCGTGTACTTTATTTTTTTATTAAGGAGAAAATTCTTATGATTAAGCCCAAAATAAAATAAGCATGTCAACGGTTATATACGATAGTGCAGCAATCTTTATTCAAACAGCAACATGCTTAAAAGATAAGATAGCTAAGATGGATGCTATTATTGAAGCACTAGAAGCAGTTGCACTTACAGGAGCAGGAACTGATAATCTTGATGAATATGAACTGAATGATGGTCAGATAAAAATAAAGACTTCCTATCGTGGAGTAAATGCAATAGCTGATTCAATAAATCAATTTGAAAGAATAAGACAAAGATATGTGAATAGGTTGAATGGTAGAATTACAAGATTAGTAGATGGTAAAAACTTTCAAGGTCCTAGAAATGGCAGATAATAAAACATCTAAAATATCTAAAATATGGAAAGACATACGTGGTATAAGGGTAACCACTATGGGAAAAATAGATGAAAAAATAGATAAAAAAATATCGGCTTTTCATAATGATTTTGGTTCAGGATTTGGAAGATCTAGTCATATATTTTCTTGGTCATATGATGGTGAAAAGAACTTAGGTGAAATAGGACCACCAAAAGACTATAGACCAGAATTTCAAATATTAAGAATTCGTAGTTGGCAATCCTATTTAGAAAGTGAAATATCTCAAACAATAATAAAAAAGTTTGCTTTGTGGGTTATTGGAAGTGGATTAAAACTTCAAGCTGAACCGGCAGCAAAAGTATTGGAATCTGAAAATATACAAATAGATACAGAAAAATTTAATGAAGTTGTAGAATCTAGATTTGGTTTATTTGCAAAATCAACATCATCTGATCATTCTAAAATGCAAAGCCTTAACGTCAAAGCAAAAAAAGCATTTCTCAATGCTATAGTAGGTGGTGATGTATTAGTAATACAAAGATTTAAAAACAATCAACATGAAATACAATTAGTAGATGGAGCACATATACAATCCCCATTAGCAGGAGATAAATTTGTTACTGATGCAAATAAAAATGGCAACCGTATTATTAATGGTGTTGAGATAGATAAGACAGGGCAACATGTAGCCTTTTATATAGTAAAAAGATTCGATAAAGTAGAAAGAATACCAGCTAAAGGAAAAACGAATCATCTTCAAATGGCCTTTCTAGTTTATGGACTTGAATATAGATTGGATTTTACCAGGGGAATGCCACTGATATCAGTAGTCTTGGAAACCTTAAAGAAGATGGAACGATATAAAGAGGCAACCGTAGGCAGTGCTGAAGAAAGACAAAAGATAGCTTACTTTATTGCACATGGTATAAATTCTACAGGAGAAAGTCCACTTGTAAAACAAATGGCTCAAGCTATAGATTTTGGTTCACAAGGTGATGAGGGTATTCCAAGAGATAATGCAAATATTGCATTAGCAGATAAAGTAGCAGTATCAACTAATAAACAGGTATTTAATATGCCTATTAATTCAGAGTTGAAAATGCTAGAGAGTAAGAATGAATTACATTT